TTGGGGCTGGTTCTACTCTTGTAGCTGCAGAGAAAACAAAGAGGATATGTTACGGGACAGAGCTGCAGCCCAAGTATGTCGATATTATTTTAGCTAGATGGGAGCAGTTTACTGGCCAAAAGGCGGTGCTGGCGGAATGAGGCGGGTTTTTATATCGCATCCATATAAAGACGACCCGAAGGGGAACAAAAAGCGGGTAGACACTATCTGCAGGGAATTAGCGGAGAGGGACGACATTCTCCCAATAAGCCCTCTGCACTTATTTAGCTTTATGGAGGATGACCTCCAGAGAGAAGAAATACTTCAGGTATGCTTCAGGCTTATTGACATATGCGATGAGGTTTGGGTATACGGCGACAGCGAAGGGTGCAGGAAAGAAAGGGAATATGCTCTTTCCCGAGGGAAAAAGGTTTTAAAAAGGGTGGTGCAGTATGGCAAGACCAACAAAGTTGACGCCTGAATTACAGGAAAAGATTTGCAATGCTATCCGGGCCGGCAATTACTACGAGGCGGCTTGTGGATTTGTCGGCATCCATTATTCAACTTTCCGGCGTTGGATGATACAGGGTGAAAATGCCAAAAGCGGAAAGTACAAAGAGTTTTTCGAGGCGATAAAAAAAGCAGAGCATGATGCCGAAGTGCGCCTTGTTGCCCAGTGGCAGAAGCATATGCCTGATAACTGGCAGGCTATTGCTACGTTCCTGGAGCGGCGCTACCCGGAGCGCTGGGGTAGGAGGGCCATGAGCATAGAACACGGCGGCAATATCGGGGTTAGGATAGTGGATGATATTAGATAATGAACAGGAAATCAGACTGTCAGAGCTAATATCGCCTAATTTTTACGACCTGCACAACGAAATAAAGGTTAATGCTTACAACGAATACTGGTTGAAGGGTGGCCGGGGTTCGACAAAATCGACCTTTGTAAGCGTCCAGATAGTGCTGGGCATAATCAAAGACCCAGATGCCAACGCTATTATTTTGCGCAGGTATCAGAACGAACTAAGAGATACTGTATACGGACAATTCGAGTGGACTATTTCAAAGATGGGGCTAACCCATCTTTTTAAGTTCCAGTTATCTCCGATGCAAATAATCTTTTTGCCGACGGGCCAGAAAATTGTTTTTAAAGGCGCAGACAAGCCAAAAAAGCTAAAGTCCATAAACCTTGGGCGCGGTTACATCAAGTACACCTGGTTCGAGGAATTAGACCAGTATGTTAGCATGGATGAGATTCGAAGCATCCTGCAATCGGTGTTCAGGGGCGAAGATAAGCCACGGGCTGTCTTTTTCTCCTACAACCCGCCCAAATCTGGCCGCTCCTGGGTAAACCAGGAGGCTAAAATACCGAAGTCCGACCGCAGGGTTCACCATTCCACCTATCTAGACGTGCCGTCGGAATGGTTGGGCGACAGGTTCTTAACCGATGCGGCACACTTGGAAAAAACCAACGAAACCGCATACCGGCATGAATACTTGGGTGAAGAAGTTGGCACGGGTCTGGAAGTGTTCAATAACGTGGAACTCCGGGCTATCACCTGGGAGGAAATCGCCACGTTTGACCGTATCCGGCAGGGTTTGGACTTTGGCTATGCGGTAGACCCGTTATGCTTTGAGCGGATGCACTATGATCGGACGCGCAGGAGGCTTTATTTATTTACCGAGATTAGTGGTCTTAATCTGTTTAACCGGCAGTTCTGGGAGAAGGCGCAGCAGTATAACGATGTTTGGACTATAGCAGATAGTGCCGAGCCGAAAAGTATAGCAGAATTGAGGTCATGGGGGATGAAAATCAAAGGAGCCAAGAAAGGGCCTGGTTCTGTGGAGTTCGGCATTAAGTTCCTGCAGGACTTGGAGCAGATAATCATTGACCCGGAGCGGTGTCCGCTGGCAGCGAGGGAATTTATAAACTATGCGCTTGAGACGGACCGAAACGGCATAGTGAAAAGCCAGTTTCCGGATAAGGACGATCACAGTATTGATGCTTGCAGGTATGGCCTAAGTGAAGACATGGTTCATACTGCAAAAAGGCCGGTAGACAAGCCTCCCGGCTGGTAAAGGTGGTGATATATATGCTCACAAGTTTAAACTTTCTTTCCCCGGGACAGCCGTGGCCCCCGCCAGCGGAGGTGGAGCGGCTTAATAAATATGCACAGAACCGGCTCCTATTCGAGGGCAAACATGAGCAGGTTTACAAGGACTGGATAAGGCTCTTGCGTGAGGACCAACAGGCAACGCTTGAGATGGTGCTAAACTGGCATAAGCGGCTGACGCTGCTCTTTGCTGATTTGCTCCTTGGCGAACCGCCGAAGATTATAGCCGGTGACCAGGACAGCCCGGAGCAGGAAGCAGCGGAACGGATTATCGAGAGCAACGGCCTTTTTAACGTGGCGTATGAAGTTGCGCTAGACGTTAGTAGATATGGCACGGGGCTGTTCAAGGTCCGCTACGACGGACGGGCCATAATCGAGGGCCAGCAACCTGCGGTATGGTTCCCGGTAGTGGCGCCGGACAACCTGAAGGAGATTACGGCGCATGTCCTGGGGTATGATTACGAAGCTGAGGAACCGGGTGCATTTGGGCGACGAGTAAAGCGCCACTACCTGAAGACGGAAGTACACGAGAAGGGGAAAATCACCACCACGCTGTACGAATTGAGAAATGGCACCACCATTGGCGAAATTGTAGAGCAGGAAGAGGCAAATACCGGCGTTGATGAATTCTTGATTGTGCCGGTAAATAACATCCTTACCACCGACAGGGTAACTGGCCTTGATGATTACAGCGATTTAGACAGCATAATTCAAGAGCTTGAGGTTCGTATTGCGCAGATAAGCCGCATACTTGATAAGCACGCAGACCCGAATATGTATGGTCCGGACACGGCGCTGGAGCACGACCCAGCAACCGGACAATGGGGGTACCGGGGCGGCGGCAAATACTTCCCCGTTGGCCAGGGCGAACAACCTCCGGGATACGTCACGTGGGACGGACAGCTAGAGGCGGCATTTAAACAGATTGAATTACTGATGGAACAGCTATATATTTTGAGCGAAACATCAACTGCAGCTTTTGGACAGCTCAAGGCCGGACTGGCCGAATCAGGCACAGCATTACGGCGTCTGATGATGGCTCCGCTGGCGAAAGTGAACCGGATACGGATGAGGTTTGACCCGGCGCTAAAAGAAGTCCTCTGGCTTGCGTCTTTGCTTGAAAAAGCCCAGGGCATGAGCGGGGCAGTGGTGCTTGAGGACATACACATCGACTGGAAAGACGGCCTGCCGGATGATGAGCAAGAGGTTACGCAGAACGAGGTGCAAAGATACACTGCAGGACTTACCAGTCTGGAAAGTGCTCTCAGGCGGTTATACGGGCTGGAGGGTGAAGCGCTCCAGGAGGAGATTGAGCGTATTAGAGGCGAGCAGGCTGGGCAGGGAGCCACCGAACTGCCGCCTATCACTCTGCCGCCGGCGGAGGGTGAGGAAGAAGGCGCAGGTGAAGAATAATGGCAGACGTCAGGCAGTTCAGCGACGCCGAGATAAACCGCCTGGTCAAGTTTTACGAGCAGGCAGAGCGTGAAATCCTTGACCGCATTAACCGGGCACTGCTCCGGGCCAATAAAACGGAGTACCTGGTCCAAATGAAAAGAGAAATTGAGGGCATCCTGCAGCAGCTAAGAGAAGGAAACCGAACATGGTCTACTGAAGCAATCCCTCGCGTGTATTCCCAGAGTCTGTATTCTGCTGATGCTATGTTGAAGGATGCGGGCGCTATCGTAAAGGCCGGCTTCGGGGCTATCCACCAGCAAGCCGCACAGGTTTTAGCCGAAAATGCTTATCAGAGGTTTGAGGACGTCGTACAGGTGATAGGCCGGCAAGTAAACGATATATACAGGGAGCTTGCGCTTGAGAATGTCCGGGGCACAGTAGTAGGATATGACACCTGGAAGCAGACTGCCCGAAGATTCAGGGAGCAGCTTGCAGAGCGGGGCGTAACCGGGTTCAAGGACCGCTCCGGTCGGATGTGGAATATGCGGACCTATACAGAAATGCATGCCCGGACAGTTTGCATGCAGGCGCATCTTGAAGGCACAGCCAACCGGCTGGTAGAGCAGGGGCATGACTTGATTAAGGTGAGTACTCATCGGGGAGCTTGTGAACTGTGCCAGCCGTGGCAGGGTAAGATACTGAGCATTACGGGGAAAACAGAAGGCTACCCGACGCTGGAAGAGGCTAAGGCGGAGGGGCTATTTCATCCCCGCTGCAGGCATGCTTATGGCCTTTATGTTGATTTGGAAGATGAGGATAAAGGAACTGAAAGAAAACAGGAATTGTCTCCCGAAGAAGAGAAAAACTACATCGAAATAGAAGGCTTGCCTGAAGATGCTAAAACTGGCCTGGCAAAAGCATTAACAGAAGCCTTGCAGCATGGGCTGAAAACTGGGAAAGAATGCTTACTGCATATTGACGCAAAGACTGGAGATAATGTATACCCTAAGGTAGAAGGAACAACAAACGAGGTTGTATTTCCGCAATCTTTAATTGATTTTTTGAATAATGCTGCACCGGATAGTATAATCCAAGTCCATAATCATCCCAGTAGCAGCAGTTTTTCAAGCGCTGATTTGATAGTCATGTCATACTGCAAATCCATTAGCCATATTGTGGTTATAGGGCATGACGGAAGAAGATATATTGCAAAGGTTGGGCAAGGATTAAGGCCAACAAATAAAGAGATATCCTTGGAATGGAAAGCAGCTCACGACAAGCATTTTAACTATTTCAATAACAAGGTAGCGCGGGGGGAATTAAGACCCGAAGATGCATGGAAAACGCACACGCATTTAATCATTGTAGAGATTGCCGAAAAGTTTGGATGGGAATACAGGAGGGCGATGCCTAATGAAAAATAAAAAAGAGATTATAGGACTGGACTTAGTGGACTATGTACCGGACTATACTAAGTCACTGGAGGAAAACACGAAAATATATCGGCAAAAGTACTTTGAAGCTTACGGCGAATATCCACCGGAACCGGAAGACCTGAGAACTGGGACTGACCATATTAAATCATAACGGCTACGCACGCCGGTAAGTGCGGACAATGAGGGAGGCAAGAGAAAATGGCTGATGATTTGAAGAATACTGCTAACCCTGCCGACGGCGGGCAGGCTCCAGCTATGAAGCTGGACGACAAA